TCAACCTCAGCTTAACAGACTCAATTTTATGCGTGTTCTGAGGCGTAAAAGTTTCCGCCAAATGACGATTTGGACCATTATCGAAATCCCAGTCACCTGTCACGGTTACAATGTTTGACTCGAACATTGCAGACGTAACATAACGTGCAAAACCGCCATAGTATTTGTCGTGAACGCCCAGAATGCTCGGCTGATGTTGCATGTTATAGAGGAAAGTGTAGCCAGCAAGTTTTGCAGCATTCAGATATCCGACCGTGTTGGTTAAAGTGTAAGCTTTCAAAAGAGGAGGAATGCATCGACCAGCATCTATGCTCCAATACTCAGTTCCAGCTTCAGCGTTTTTGAATCCGCCATAAGCCTTTTTGGGGCTGTCTGTGCATTGCTGAGTTAAGATGAAGTCTGCAAGTTCCGTGATCTTTGTTAATATCTCGGTTTGTTTTGCCGAAAATTGTGCTGCACTGTAAGCTTGATAGAGAAAGTCTATGCCGAATGCTGCTGGAAAAGCGCCTCTGCCATAAGAAGGATCTGGGCCTTCTACTTTTCCATTTTTTGCAACATAATAAGTATATGCAAGATTGTTCACCATCGTTACGACATTGCCAGCCACAGAAGCAACCGTGTTCCACTCACTGTGAACATCATCCATTATCTGAACAGGATAGTTTGCCTGAAATTTCGTGCCGTCAGCAACCGTGACGTTCTTTTGTCCGGAAGGCGGGTCCTGAGTCATACTTGTGGCTATTACATAAAAGTACGGTGCGTAATGCATTATGAAATCGTAGTAGCTTTGTGGAACATTCATTTTTCCATCACATCAAACAAATTCCTGCCTCTCAGAAAGCCCCCAAAACAACAAGTTTGCCGTAAAGGAGAAAGGAGAGATTTTACCAAAACCTTCTGAGTAGGTTTCGGGTTTTCAGTTAGGAACTGCATGGTTCAACGTCATAGCTTTTGCTTAACTCTTCAATGTTGACGGCGGTCGTGAAAACCGTAACTGCTCCATTAAGTTTCAGTTTTACGTAATTCTGTTTGATTTTGAAGAGGTAAACATTATCGTCTATCATGGACTTATCAGACCGCCTTTGTATTTTGGAACTTCTCCGGCAGCCGTTGCCTCAGCAGCCTTCACGGGCAAAGCAAAATTCACAAGAGTCCTTAACAAGTCGTTACGAAAACCCTGAACTGCACCTTCAAACGCTAATCTTCCAATAGAAGCCTTTGTAATGTACAAGTCTCCGAGGCGATAGTCAAAGGCGCCGAGAAGCATTCCGCCGCTTGCTGCAACGAGAATACGCAGGCAAGCAAGGTTTACAGCCGACATTTTAGCCCAATTATATCTTGAGTCTGCAGCATCCAAGTCTTGTCCAACCATTGCATTTACATAAAGATTAGCGAAATCAACATGAGCCTGAAAAGACGCTTGACTCACTGGTAAACCGAAAACCGTGTACGTTAGGATTCCAGAGTCGTAGCTGGCGTTCAACTGAGCCTGAATATCACCAATCGTAACATATTGTACCGTCATACAGTTTTACCTCTAAAAACGGGGAAATTTCTAAAAATGGGGAAGGTAGAGGGAATTAAAAATCTAAGACTCAACGGGGCTTTATGGAAAGCTGTTATCCTGCAGGAGGCGTAGAAGCTTTCGTTGCACTTGTGGGAGTTGGCTGGCTCATCTGTTCCGCAAATTGATTCAAAACAGATTTTGCACCTGAAATTATCACCGTTACCAGCGTTGCAAAAGGCAAGTTCGAAGCGTAACTTAAGGGCAGAATGAACGCTAAGAACCAAGCCATTGTTTCACTCATCTTGGTTAGATCATACTGAACTTCTGTATCTCCAGCTTTATAGCGCAAGTAGCCAAACAACGTCCAGCCGAAAGCAGCCAACACACCAGTAGGCGCATTATTAACGATCAACTGCAAGACACCGATCAGCTGTGCTTCCCACGTAGGCAACCCTTCAGTACTGATCGCCTGTACCCCAGGCGTTATTACTGAAAGAAAACCCAGTGCGAAGACAACAACTAACACGCCCGTTATGAAAGAATGAGTCTGCCAAATTGACTTCGAAGACATTTTTCTTAATTCACCTCCATGAGGCTTTTATTTTGCCACGACTCTGTTTCCCTCAACCCGCTGTGTGATTGAGGATTGAAACAAAAAAGGGAAAGGGAAAATAAAATGGGAAATTTTAGGCTGTTTAACTTGATGCCAAACCTGTAACCTTTACGATGGCTTCTCCATAAGTCACAACAGGCGAATACCTTGTAGTCAAACTTACTTCTACGCAGTCAAACTCTTTTTTGATGTCAACATCCGTGAGCAGTGGTCTCTTTATAACGAACATGCCCATTGGGCTGTATGCAGCGCTCAAGTTTTGTCCAGTGCTCAAAATGTAAGCGGTGCCTGCTGGTATGACGGTGCTTATGTAAACTGCCATGCCGTAGATTGTGCCAATCATACCCGTTTGGATAACGGGTTCGCCGTATTGCATGTGTAAGCTGAACTGGGGCAGATACATCACATCTCGAGAGTTAACTGGGTTCAGAAGTATTGAGTCGGGAATTAAGTTGTAGCCTTCGATTGTGGCTTTTGCTGCTAAAATGTCCTTTGTGCCCAAGCCCCCTGTTATGGTGAACTCTGTGCCTGTTGCCCCGAGGCTTTTGCCCGTGCTCGCAATTGAATTTGCAGCTCCAGCGTCAATGACACTTTGGCAGTCCTTGTCAATCGTGTAAGCCATTCGCCTTGCAAGTCGCCTAAGCTGATCCTCGATTACTGGAATGTACAAGTCTTCAATGTTTTCTCGGCTTATGCGTTGGCGTGCTCCTTTTTTGTATGGTGTTACTGTGATGGTTGTGTACGGCGTGTAATCCATCATGATTTCGCTGCCTTCAGCGATTTCACTAAGAGCTGCTGCTCTGCTTCCAGACTGCTTAACAAATGTGGCCGTCTTCCCAGCGACCAATGGAAATTCGGGAAATAGCCTCTTGACCACGAGGTTCGGCATGGTGAGCTCCAAAATTTTCTTATGAAGTGCCGGGTATGCAATTGCGCCAGTGTCCACCCATGAAAGTGCATCTCTAAAAAGACTCATGTCAATTCACCTTTACTATGGCGTTAAGCAAACGATTTGCTGCATGACGGCAACTCTGATAATGTCTCCGTCAGCCGTGGTTGCTTCCAAAGCAATGCCGACAATGTAACTGGCTTTGAAAGTGTATGTGGCTGTTCCGCCTTCGTTGACAGCTTGATCTGCAACGTCTGCAGCGACAACGTATGTTTGATATGTTGTAACATGTGTACCAGCGGCTATTCCTGCTCCACCCGCCATGTAAACAATTGGGCAACCCATCAAAACGCTGACTTGTTTGCCCGACAACGCATTTGTAACTGCCACGCCGATACTCTTGCTAATTACAGTTGTTGACATTTTAACAGTCATGGGAGCACTAATGTAAACGGCTCGTCCTTTAGTTATGTCTTCGCCTGCTGTGAACGACACGATTTGTCCTGGAAGACTGTAGACGTTCCCTGCTATTCTTGCATCAACTGACATTAAAAATCACCTTACTGGAATCCAACAAGCTTCTTGTGAGCCTTAAGCAAATCCTTGAACCAATCGTAGTTGCCAAGCATGTCCCTGCTTATCTCGTCAACCGCAACAATGCCTTTTCCAGAGACTTTCTTGGCTTCAGCTTCAGCCTTCGGAACCTTAGCCTCTTCTGCTTCCTCTGCTTCTTCTGCTTCCTCGCCTTCCTCAGCTTCTTCTTCGGGTTCTTTAGGCTTGGGTTTTTCAACTGCTTTCAAGCGTCTTGCAAGGTCGCTGAGTTTCTTCGCAAGTTTTTTAGCTTCCTCGCCAGTTTTGATTGTTGGCGCTAATTTCTCAAGTTGATTGATAAGGTCTTCGTATTCCACTTGTTTTGGCGCTGTTTCTCCCGGAGCCACATTTACTACGCCTTGTGCCTGAAGTGGAGAAGCATCTTTATCCGCTTTAACGGACATGTGCTTCACCTCTTTTGTGTTAGTTTTTGTTTTTTCGTCGGGTTCTTGCAGGTTTCCCTTAGAACCCCCATTTTTGTTATCTTCCGATAACTGTGAATTTGTAAGAGTTTGAATTATCGTGCTTGTTTCATCTTGTCTTTTCACTATAGCCTTCCACTGGTCTTCGTTCATTGCCGCGTAGAAGCCAACGGGTTGAAAATCCGTTGTTTTATAGGCTGGCGATGCCACGATACTTAACTCTCGGACTGTTGGTTTGTGAACTATTTCCCAGGCTCCAGGGCACAAGTGGATAAGCATGCCCTCTTTCCTTGTGGGCCTCTTACACTTGCTACATTCAACATCTTCAGAATCCACTTGAACACTCACATGGGTAACGTATCCTCGTAGTATTTTCTCAATGAGCTTTTCCTCGCCAACCTCAGCACGGAAAAGCACCTTGTCGCCGTCACGTTTAGCCTCAGCCACTTTACCCATAATCATAAGGGCCGATTCTGCATGGTCCACGCGGAGTTGTGCACCAACAAGCGATTGCGTGAGAAAGTCAAGGTCTTCAGCGGGAATTTGCCACTTGTTAGCGTTAACGCTTGTATCTATGGCTACGCCTTCAATATTGATGAGCCTCTCTTTCAGAGCGTACTCTGCACTAACGCCTTCTTGAGCCTTAAAAGGCACAAAATAACGCAATTGCACTTTTCAAACACCTTACTATTTTTTATATTTTAAAACCATAACTTCGAATGGTGTTAAAAGAATGAAATGGGTTAAAGGAACATATCACTATGAGAAATGTATTATTTGCAATCGGCGTGTCCGAGTGCCTGATGATGAAGATTCTTTTAAGGGTAGGGTAAATTATCGGTATGACGCTTACGTTTTAAAAATTGGACCTGCTACTGCACTTCAGATGGGTCTTATTTGCGGTAGATGCGCCGAGAAACCTGTATCGGAAAGAATAATTACAAAACAGGAATCCGTTTCCCACGAGCCTTGAACAGGGCTTCTTGCCACGCACGAAACGACTGCCAATCCTCAAGCATACTCTTCTTCTCTTGCGGATAGTAGCCTTTGCAGCCGGGCACGCTACATGGCGGATGGGCCATGCCAAGCTCACGGTAATGCCTAAGAAGATGGTCATGTGCTTGCTTCTGCTGCTCCTTCGACAGGTTTGTGTGTGTCACACGAGCCATTCCATTTTTTAAGTGCGCGGGGTCAATATCGCCGTTTGGCTTGTGGTGTGGTAGATGGCGGTTTGTTCTTGGAACTGTTTTTCCTTCTACTTTTTCGCTTTTAATGATGTATGCAAATGCTGAGTCGGGCAGGTCGTATCCACGTAGCTTAAACGCTACTTTATGTAGGCCGTGTCCCACTCTTTTGCGTAGAAACTCATTCTTTTTCACCTGATACCTGTGAAATTTGCAAGTAGGCTTGCAACAGCCTCTTGCGATATTCATTCCAAGCTTTAAAATCAAGAAGCGTGTGGATCTCGCTTTTTAAATGTTCATCAAGCCACTTGCGGACTTGTTCACGCTTTTTGAAGCGTTTCTTGTCAAGCATGTAGTTTTGCACTTCCCATCTATCTGTACCCTTAACCCTTCCAAGCGTTATTTTCACGCCTTCCGTAATGTCCTTAACTCTAAACTTGTCAAACCGTGATGGATCAGCAACTCTATATCTGAAGACTGTGGTTCCTTCTTCAAGCCCGGGCATAACTATTCGCCTCTGCCGATTTTTTTAACAACAGCCTCTGCGACGTCTTCAGGCTTCAACTCTTTCTTTTTAGTAGGGGTTCGCATACTTGGTAGGGGTTCCCCCTCTGGATACTCTTCGGGAAAGCCCAGCTGCGACCGTGCCTCACTTGGCATAATGATGCCCTTCTCAACCAAGTCGCCCAAAAACTTGGCTTTATCCTCAACTGTTGGCTCCCAAATTGGCTTCCACTTCACATGCGGAATCATTACGCCTTCGCCGAACTTGCTTTTGACAAGCTGTTTAAACAAGTCTGTTTCAAGTTTGTCGCCGAGTAGTTCCTGCAGCATCCTCAAGCGGGTGACATATTCTTGCATGACAACTTCGGCTGTGGCCCTATTTGTGCCTTCACTTTCTCCTAAAAAGATTTTGGGAACGCCCAGTACGGCTTCGCGCTGCTTGTAAAGGTAGTCAAGCCAGAACTGCACATTCACGTCTTTAGTTAAACTTGGAATCGGATTAGTAGATACGTCGCCACGAACAAAAACGTCAGTGCCAGGTTTACGTGTGCTGAAGGCTTCCATCAGCAGGGCGAGCTGTGCGTCGCTGAAGGGATTTTGAGGCGTCCCCCCGGTTACCACAAGCATTGGTTTCGCATAAACATGGCAGATGATAGCCATGTCATCTTCAAACTGATCAATAAGTGCTTGAATCTTTAGCAAGGGTCTCAGCAAACTCATGCCGTAAGAAAATTCGTACCACCAGCTCTTAGCGCCCCAACGGAAATGAGCAATATCATTAGCCTCAAAAACGACAGGCGGAAAAGTTAGGAGTTGAATGTAGCCGAAAACGTTTCCATAAGCATCACGACGGACCCGAAGGTGAACAGGGTCCAAGGGCTTAAGCCACGTAAATTCACCTGTGTCTTCATCTCGACAAAGTTCCAAGTATGCGCTGCCAAACACAAGCATGTCCGTAGCGATTATGCGTAATGTCTGCAGAATGTTGTGTTCGTCAACCCAGTCTGAAAGCCACTCTCTAACAGCATCGTCTCCGCCTTCAAGCTCGAAGCCGTTGCTTATCGCCAAATTAACCGTAACATCAATACTTGCTTTAATGTAAGGCGTGAAAGCGTATAGGTCCTTGTACTTGGGTAGGTCCTCGATGGGTACGGCTCCCCAGATGCGCTCCCAATACGCCGTATATGGTGGAGTTACGAAGCCTGCACCGCTGCCCTTAAGCATGTAACGCGTGACATAGCCCCAAAGCATCTCATCAGCCTTCCAGCTAACGGGGATTTCCTCTTCAATCTGGCGCTTGCTAATTTCTGGCGGAACCTTCCGCTGAGCTGCGAAGCTGTTAACTGCCTGCTTTAGGCTGTTGAAGCCTTTACGAATCTT